GCGCAGTTCAGGGGAGTTAAAGACAAGGCATTCTTTTTGTACAGACTGACTAAAATTTATGCCTAAACAATAAATCCCTCAGGTTTTTACGTTGACCCGAGACTGACATCGGAAACTCTTTTCCCATTGTCTATAGGCTATAAATAGAAAAAAGCCGTAACCAAATAGTTACAGCTTTTTATCTCGGCACGGGAAGAGAGGCTCGAACTCTATGGAAACTTTCTCCCTCCTTCCCCATCTTGACATTCAAGCTGTTACGTTTTCGAATTATGCGATTATTTTATATTGTTTGTCCCAAATCTGTCCGACTTTCAGCGGAGTTAACCAGCTGATTCATTTGCTCTAAGAGTAGAATTCTTTTATCTTTCTCTTCAAGCAGACGCTCCAGCAATTCGATTTTTTCTTTGTACTGCTGCTCATTATCTCCATGAGCTGATGAATAAGCCTTGAAAGGTTTCTCCCGTTCAAAGAACACATCCATCGACACCCCGAAAAAATCCGCCACTTTTTCCAGACGTTTCACGGTGGGATTCCCGTTGACAATCTGAGCCAAAGAAGCATTGGCTTCAGTACCAAGGTATCTTAAAAGTTCCTTGTTTGTAACCTTCTTATCTAACAATAATTGTTTGATAACATTACCATTATACATTGTATTATCATTTTTATCTCTTTCAAAAAATATATCTATAGATACATTGAAAAAATCAGCAATCTTCTCTAATGTATTGCAGTTAGGAACGTTTGTTCCTTTTATTATATTATCAAGAGTGGCTTTTTGTATATCAGCATAACGATAAACATCAGCTTTCTTAACCTTCCTCTCTCGTATTAATTGTTCTATGATATATCCTTTGAACATACTTGCTTTAATTCTTATTTAATAGAATTTGTATTGTACGTTCCTTTTCAGACAACAATTCTTTAAGATGTTCAATTTCCCTTTGACACTCGTTCAATCTTATATCTCCTGAAACTAGATTTCCATTACCATTTACACTATGACCTATACTTGAATGAGGCATTTTCTCATTATCAAAGAAGTAATCTATTGATACTCCGAAAAATAATGCTATCTTTTCTAATCTCTTTGAGCCTATATCTGAGCCTTTTAAAACGTTTTCTAGAGTTTGCACAGATATACCAACCTTTTCACAGAAACCCTTCTTAGTCAATCTGTTGCTCTCTATTAATTCAACTATTCTTTGAGGTACAAGCATATATTATTTAATTTTTAGTCATTCTAAATATCAATAAATATTGAATATACAATAAACAATACTTTGATTATTACCAATAAATCTTTAAGTTTGCACTATAAATTTAATAATTAAATCAATAGCAAATAATATAATCATCTAAAAAGTAACAGAAATGGTAATATCTAACTATTATTTATCTCTATCAGGTAAAGTGAAAAGTAAGTTCATTCAAGATGTGATTGAATTGTGCGGAATATCCTACCCTTCTTTCTTCTACAAGATGAGAAACAATTCATGGACCAAACTTGAACGCGAAGCGATAGAGAGGTTTATTCAAAAAGAAAATGAGAAATCAAGTTGAGTTCTACAACACGCCATCAGGCTATGTGATGTGTGATGACGGCAACTATACGACTCGGCTATCAGAATCAAGCCGAGAAGTAGTGGATGAATTGCTTGATACCATACGAGAGTGTTATTCCGATGCGTACCGCGCACTTGAACAATGCTATTCCAAGTCAAGCAAAAATTCCAGATACCAAAAATTCAGAATAGTGAATCGCTTCATACGATGTAATTGTGGAGAACTGGATACCCAAAAGATAGATTTTATCGACGGGAATATCAACATCGAACAAGTACATTGTCCTCTGAGAGGTTCCGGTGACTGTCAGTATGAAAATGTGATATGCAATCCCAAACGTACATCAGCCCTTACCGTAAGACAGCTACAAATAGCAGCTGCACTAGCCGAAGGACTGACCCCGCAAGAAGTATCAGACAGATTATATATCTCAATCCATACGGTACACAATACCATACAGGCAATTAAGGTAAAACTAAACCTCAAAAATACTACCCAGATAATCTCCTGGTACAACAATATGAATAAGTAAAAAATTTATTTCAAGAAAATTATGCAATACGTCACAAAACCCATGCTCAAGGCTTCAACGCTTCTTGACAAATTCATCGGATTTACATTTGAAGAAATGGATCTCGCCGGAGACATAATACTAAAGGCATTAGAAAAAGAGCTGGCTAAAACTAAAAAAAAGTATGATAAATATCTAAGCATACAAGAAATCGGAGAAGCCACGACCCGGCAGCAGACTATCCTATATAATGTTGAACAAAGGTACAATGATTTGGATAATCTTGTACACGACCTTAAAGAACTGATAGATTTCAGTAAAAGAATGAGAGACCCCAATCGGTTAAAGAAACAAGACGATTTTTAAAGTAAAAGGAGGATTATTGATTATGGTAAAAGAAGATTTTATTGCAAAGTTTCCAGATGTAAAAGTACATAAGTTTGAAACAGCTGTAGTTTTTAGTTATCGAGAAGCCCAAGAAACAGTAGATGCAGCATGTACTTCATTAGGAATGGGACTAATATATATGGAGCGTCAAGGCCGAAAAATAACATGCTTTACTTCAGATAAGATGAAGGCTGCATTGGACAAAATGGTGAAAGGTGCAAAACTTTTAGATCCGAACACAAATGAAGAAGGTACAATCACTTCAGACAAACCATTCTTAATGTGTGGTGAGTATTGTGTGAATATAGATTTTCCAAGCGATTCCGGAGCTTATAGTTGTGAATATTTTATTGATTGATATATGGCAGATAATATTTTTACAGACGAACAGTTATACCTAATCAGAGATATTTTTGGTGATATATGTGCAAAACATGTTGAGCGGGGAGATATTGATTGTGCTGAAGAAGAATTAGATATAATCAATGCCATTCAGCGTCATTTTGACGACCCCGAATATGTGAACACAGAACATTTTGTACAAGAAGGGGGCTCTTGGAGTGAGATTCCTGACTATAAACCAGTAAATAATATAGATTGATTATGGCATGTAATTGTTTTGAAGATGCTAAGGAGAAAGTGAGAGAGGCCACAGGTGACCCCAATGCAATGATACGAGGTGTATTTACGCCTATTAATGGAAAGATACGTTTACTTCCTTCTATAGAGGTTTTATATCGAAAGAAAAAGAAGGATGGTACCTTTTGTAAAAGTCAAAGCAGTATTGACTTAACTTACCAGTACTGCCCTTTTTGTGGGAAGAAAATTATAGAGGATGACTGATGAAAATATAGTAGTATGAAAAAAGTAAGTTTTTTATGCGAGAAAGAAATTACTGATATACTAAAGATGAAAATAGAAAAAGGGCATAATAAAGGATTATTACGTATCATAAAGATTGAGGAACATGATGGTTATAAGGATATGTCGATATTTACTGTTGAATATGACGACCCTTGGTTTTTAATTAGCTTGGGAGAAGAAATAGAAAGATCTCGTCTTATAAAAAGAGGAATATTATGACAGACCGAACAAAAAATACAAATCCAGAAATATCGGCCCAAATAGCCGGTATCGGTTATCTCTCTCCAAGGGGAGAAGAGCTGAAGGAGGTGGCTCGGATGGAACTTGGTTTTGTCCGGGAACATATCCAAAATTACACAGAGAATGAACGGATATTTATTCTTGATGTGCTGAATGGATACATAGCAGGAGTTTTATTAGAGAATGAACAACACGAATTAAATGGATGAGTATGGGAAACATGAAATTACACAAAATGGAAGAATGGGAATCCGTCTTCCATACAAAACAAATTGAGCACGTCTATTATACTTCTGACATGCTGGTACGTAAGGTGACCGGTTACATTATAATATGCCGAAAATCATTGAATAACGGTATCTCAAAAAATACACCCAGACGAAAACGAGTCCGATGGGATGGATATGGACGTTGTTACAACATCAACAACAACACCCGTCTGCGTGACCACGACATACACTTCTAATCTATCTTTTATAAAGCCGGCAAATACCTGATATTTGCCGGTATCCAAAACACTCTAAAACATGATTTCCAACTCAGACATAGAAAAGATTCTTGACCGTGCCGACATAGTAGACGTAGTAGGACAATTCGTTCAGCTGCAACGGTCCGGAGTCAGATACAAGGCATGCTGTCCGTTCCATCAGGAAGACACCCCGTCCTTCATGGTAGACCAGGCACGCGGCTTATGGTACTGCTTCGGTGCTTGCAAAGAAGGTGGCAACGTCATTAAGTTTGTGGAGAAAATAAATAACATGAACTTCCCAGAGGCGTGTCACTGGCTGGCCGACAAATACGGTATCGATATAGAAGACAAGAAAGAAGAGAAAAATCCGGAAGAGCTAAAGGCAATTCGCAAACGTGCGTCCATGTTCGCAATAAATGAATTTGCGGCTCAATACTTTCTTGCGAACCTGCAAAAAACAGAAGCTGACGCCGCACGGGCCAAAATCAAACAGAGATGGGGTGAGCAATATCCTCAGGAGCAGGGTATCGGTTATGCACTTCCTTCCTGGTCCGCTTTTGCAGACGCAGCCATCAAGGCCGGATACTCTGCCGACCTGCTGGTAGAGTGCGGACTGATCCGGAAGCGCAAGGAGGGTGACGGATATTATGACTTCTATCGTGACCGTATCATGATACCCATCCGCGACCGGTTCCGGAACATCATCGGGTGGACTGCCCGCGACATGAGCGAAGTAGATGGTACCCCCAAATACCTCAACTCCTGTCAAAGCGATATATATGACAAGTCCGACAGCATATTCGGTATTGACAACGCCATCAGGCAGGCCGCCAAAGAAGAAAAATTTTATTGTGTGGAAGGTGCCCCCGATGCAATGCGCCTGCAATCCATCGGCGTAAACAACACCATTGCCTCGCTGGGTGCTGCCTGGACAAAGAAACAGTTCTACCAGATTAAAAGGTATGCCACTTCCCTTTGCTTTCTTCCGGACGCGGACGCCATCAAACCAGGCGAACAATACGGTACCGGAATAGCAGCCGTCATCAAGTCCGGCCAACTGGCCATGGAGTGCGGTTTCTCCGTATCCGTAAAGGAGATTCCCTGTGGTGAAGGAAATACGAAAAATGATCCGGACTCTTACTGTACCAGCCGTACCAAGTTCAAAGACCTTGACGAAGTAGATTTCATCACCTGGTATGCCGGATATGCCTTCAAGGCTGACGGTACCACCGAAGACAAAAGTTCAGCCGTATCCAAGATTGCCCAGATGGTGGCCATGGTTGGCGATGAAGTCAAAGAACAAATGTACCTGGAGCAACTGAAGAAAATCTATAACCATAAGAATCTTTGGCTTACGGCCATCAACCGTGAAAAGAAGAAAATTTCCGAATCCAGGGCAGACAAGACACAGACCATCAACCGGGATTTGCTGGCCAAATATGGGTTCTTTGAGTCCAACAACTGTTATTACTCGACCAACGACGGGAAAGAATATCAGTGGTCAAACTTCGTGATGCAACCGATGTTTCACATCAAGGACTCTCTTAACCCCAAACGACTGTACCGCATCAAGAACCAGAATCGCCAGGAGGAAATCGTGGAGATGAAGCAAGAAGACCTGGTGTCGTTATCAAAGTTCAAACAGAAGGTCGAAGGACTGGGTAACTATATCTGGCTGGCTACCGAAAAAGAAATGACACGCCTGAAGATGTATCTCTATGAGCAGACGGAAACCGCGGTGGAGATTACCCAGTTAGGGTGGCAGCGCAAAGGATTCTATGCGTTCGGCAATGGAGTATTTGACACCGAATGGCACCCGGTAGACGATTATGGCATTGTTCGCCTGGGCGATAAAGGAAACTACTACCTTCCAGCCTCCAGTCTGATTTACCGGGATGATGACAAACTGTTCCAGTTCGAGCGGCGATTTGTCCACCTGAACTACTCAGGCATCTCCATGAGGGACTACTTTACCAAACTGGTAGGAGTTTTCGGAGATAATGCCAAAGTAGGCATCTGCTTTCTCCTGGCCACATTGTTCCGCGACGTGATTACCGGTTATACCAAGAGCTTCCCCATCCTGAACCTGTTCGGTCCGAAAGGTTCAGGAAAGTCAGAGCTCGGTCACAGCCTGATGTCCTTGTTCATTATCGACAACACACCTCCCAACATTCAGAATGCCACTATCCCGGCACTGGCCGAGCTGGTAGCACAATGTTCAAACGCCCTGGTACATATTGATGAGTTTAAAAACAACATTGACATCGACAAACGCGAATACTTGAAAGGTTTATGGGATGGAGCCGGGCGCAGCCGTATCAACATGGACAGAGACAAGAAGCGTGAAATAACAGCCGTTGACTCAGGAGTCATCCTTTCCGGACAGGAGATGGCAACAGCTGATATAGCTCTCTTCAGTAGACTTATATTCCTGACGTTTTCCAAATCAGAATTTACCGATGCGGAAAAGAAACGATACAGCGAACTGATAGACATTCGCAAACGAGGCCTGTCACACCTGACCCTTCAGATATTGCGTCATCGGGCCAAGATGGAGCAACAGTTCGTCAGCAACTTTCATTCCTGTTTGTCAGACATTATTGAAGGACTGGGGGCAGAGAAAGTGGAAGACCGAATCTTGCGTAACTGGATTATACCACTGGCAGCCTTCAGAACACTCGAGGGTGTGCTTGACTTACCGTTTTCATACCAGGATATTCGCAAGGTTACACTGGATGGCATAGTCCGCCAGAATGCAGAATGTAAAAGCAACAATGAACTGGCCAACTTTTGGAATGTGGTATCTTATCTACAGCAGGATGGTGAGATATTTATCGAAGGTGACTACCGTATAGAATATGTCAATAAGTTCAAAAGCAACCTGATAAAGATTGAGCAGCAGTATCAGGAACCCAAATCCATCCTGATGATGCGCAAGAACCGCATCTTCATGCTGTATAAAAAGTTCGGCAAGCAAGTTGGCGATTCAATTCTTCCGGAAGGCTCGCTGGTGTACTACCTGGAGAACTCCAAGGAATACATGGGTAAAAAGAACTCAGTCCGGTTCAAAAACATACAGCGTGGTGTGGAAGTTCAGAAAATAGAAACGACTCCCACCGGAGGAATATCCTACAAAAAGACCTCGACACCGGACATTGCCCTGTGTTTCGATTACAGGATGATTAAGGATACTTATAATATTAACCTCGAGGTAGAGGTGGAAGGCAATGAGACCACAAGTGATGATTTAGATGAGTAATAAAAATGGTTTTAGAGTTGTAGAAAGGCGTGGCGTCGTGAGGACGCTGCGCCTTTTTTATATGCCCGGAGCAGTACGCACCCTTTTCAAATGGGGTGAAAAAGGCTTCTACACTTTCTACACCTTCTACAATGTTTATAATGAGATATTTATATATTCTACATACATTCTACAAATCTTCTACAAAATTCTACAAAATGCCGTTTTTGTTAAAACCTTCTACAAATTACTTCATTTTCTACATAATTTCTACAATTGTAGAAGCCTTATAAAATTATAAACTATTGATTACCAGTATATTTTATTTTCTGTAGAAAGTGTAGAAGGTGTAGAAGGCAAAAAGTATGTCATATCTGGAAATATACTTTTTGCTTTTGGAGCAGATTAATGACAAATTTATTTATCTAAAAAGTAATATATATATTATATTTGTAATAGATAATCAATTCATTATGAGCCACATTGTGTTTTATATTAAACTGGAGCCTTATTTAAAGCAATGGCTTCACAATAGCCTGGGAAATCCGGTGGTATTTCCACCGCAGAGTAATGAGAATGCTGTTATCCGCCGTTTCCTCCGGAAAAGGCCACCGGAAGTTCAGCCGGAAATGGCAGAAGACGAATTGACAGCCATCGTCATTCCCGACAGCAAAGCCAAACCGCCGCAATATTATAACTACCTGGGCAAAAAAGCCAAGGCAGCTGTAAAAGAGACCATCGAAGACCTGTTCCGGGCGAACCTCTGGAATGAGATGAGCGACCTGACTAAGCGCGATTGCGGCCTGAACAAGACCATCGCAGCCTGGTGTGAAATGCACGGCATCGATGACGACTATTCGGAGACTGTCAGACAGAAATACTACCGCATGAGGACCAGTTATAGCCGGAGAGGTATCTTTTTAGGTTCTTTAACCAGAAAACACTCGGATGAGTAGGCCGTTTTTGTACAAACCCAAACAACACCGAACACACATAATCCAATAACGATAATCATGGTACATCTGATTCAGAACATTAGAAAAGTAGAATGCATCGAGGCCTATCACCTTCAGCATTCAGACATCATAGCCGACCGGGGAGTATGGCTGAATGTCTACCAGCAATTCAGCCCAATTTCAACCATCGGGCTGAGTTCAGTCGAGATTTCCGACAAAATCGAGAACAGACAACGCATTTTCACTACCAAACTCACCATGTTTCGCTCAAAGAAGCTGCTACCTGGTGCCAAAAAGTTCTGCTTCAAGGTAACAACCGTCACCGGCTCCCAGTTCTTGATTGGCTCATCCGAAAAACCCTACCCCGTCATACAAAACGAAGAGACTTTTCCGTCCGAAGCCAGTGGACGGGCAGGTGTTACCGTCACAGTAACCCTGACCTCCCCTATTCCGATGCTTGCCATATTAGATTAGAGTCTTTTTATGCAATATATATAAGGTATAATATTGCATAGACTAATTTTCGACAACATGGATTATAGTATTAGTATTGATTCACACATCGGTCCTTGGGGATATTCAAAGAACTATATCCGAAGCCAGATGTCAGGTTTGAAAAACAAGCCTGTCAATGTGCGTGTATCGTCCCTCGGTGGCTCGGTAGACGATGCGCTCGACATCCGGCAGCAGTTTCTTGATCACGGCAACGTGACTTGCTACCTGTATGGATACGTGGCCAGTGCGGCTACAATCCTGGCTACCGGTGCCAAGAAAACCTGCATGTCCAGATATGCATTCTATCTTATTCATAAAGTGTCAAACTGGGTGGATGCTTGGGGCAACTACAATGCCGACCAGATTCAGCAGCTTATCGACGATCTGAAGGCTAACAAGCTGGAGAATGACAAAATGGACTTGGTGCTGGCCAACCTCTACGCCAACAAGTGCAAGAAAAAAGTAGATGACATTCTTCCAATCCTGAAAGAAGGACGCTGGCTTACTGCCCAAGAAGCACTTGAATACGGATTCATTGACGAAATCGTAGAAGACGGCTCAAAACTGAACTTCGACGATGCCATGAAGACCCGCTTCAACATGCTCCATCTTCCGGCATTGCCTTCGATGGAGGACAAGACCGAAAGTCCGGAAGCAGAAACCGCACCCAGTTGGTTCAACAATTTCGTGAACAAATTCTTCAAGGGACACCAGCCGGATACTCCACAGGCACAAAATAAACCACTCAATCATTCAACAACACAAATGAAAAAGGATTATCAGAAAGTCAATTCCATCTTGAAAATCGAGGGTGTGGAAGTTGACAAGGATGGTAAGGTAACGCTTACCGAAGAACAGGTCAAGGCCCTCAATGACCGCATCACCAATCTGGAACAGGAATCTTCTGATAAAGACAATCAGATTTCAGAGCTGAAAAAGCAGAATGAGAACCTGAAAAAGAACGATGGTGAAGACACTACTCACATTAATGGTGACGAAGGTGAGGATGATGACCTCACAAAGCTCAACACAGCACAAGAAATGTTCAACAACGTAAAAGAATTGTTATAATATGGCAGATACAAAAGGTTACATACAGATTACTGATGAACAGCTTGCCAAGTCGGCTGTCAAGTATAGAAAAGAATTGCTTATGATGCCTGTTCTTGCCATGGCTTCAACTTTGCAGCACATGTCTCAGAGACCTGGTGTTATAGGGAAAGAGACTGTAGGTGAAGTTAATGGTGACATTGAACTCGGACCGTATGATGAAGGGCGTGTTGATGAAAATGGTGTATCCATTGATCCGCGTACATTAGAGACTTTCTTAGGTAGCGTAGTGAAAAAGTTTTCCCCGAACTCTGTATGGCAAACAGTTTATGGCAACTTGATTTCAAAGGGGGAAGCTTTAAAGAATGTCGACATCACCCGTCAGGTTCTTGCTTTCCTTTCTGCTAAACTCGGAGCTAATCTTAATGCTGTCTTATGGTCTGCTAAACGTAATGAGAGTGGAACAAAATCAAAAGACCTTTTTAATGGTTTTGATACCATCACAAAAACAGAAATGGACGCTTCCAAGATTTCTGCAGACCTTAAAAACATGTTTACTATCGAGGCTATCAGCAAAGACAATGCTGTGGATGTTTTAAAGGAATTCTACCGTGCTGCCGACCCTGTATTGCGAGAAACTCAAACTAAACTGTTTATTCCTCAGGGTGTTTATGACAACTATGTAGACGATTATCAGGCTACCGTTGGCCATGTTCCTTATAATACGTCATTTGAGAAGACGTTTCTCGAAAGTTCTAACAATAGATGTGAGCTGGTTCCTCTGGCTAACAAAGCCGGTTCCGCTTTCATTCACCTTACTACAAAAAGTAATATGCTTGTTGGTTACGGTAATGGTGCTGATAAGGAAACGATTCTGGTAGAAAAGCATCATCCATTCAAACTTGACTTTGTTGCTACCATGTTTTTTGGTGCTGAATTTGAAACAATTTCTAAAGAGCGTCTGCTGGTGGGTACCATCGACGGTACAACTCCGGTTCTCGCTGGCATAGGAGGGTAAATTATGGCAGTAGATTGTACAAGCAAAGGGATGTACGAATCCCTTTCCTGGTGCCCAGGTCAGACCTCGCAGCCAGGTATCAGACGTAAGGTTTTCTTCATTCCGAAAAGCTGGATTGAAAAATGGCCGGTGCTTCCTGACATTGACGGAGCGGAGAGCATGGCTGCATTAGCCACATACGAAGGCGACTTTGTGCTGGCGGCAGACAAGAAATGGCAGTACCTGGAGGTATTGACCACCAAATCCAACATTGCCTCTGATTCACAAGGTGAAAAGCCTTCCAAAACGATTCTTAACAAAGCCACATTGTTATATGCCGGTACAGACGAAGAAGCATCAGGATTTTGCCGACAGGCAAATAATGATGAGATGATTTATCTGTGCCAGCAGCGTAACGGAAAGTTTCGCGTGGTAGGTTCAGAAGCTTATGATCCTGATACAACAATCTCCCAGACCTCCGGCGAAGGAGAAACAGGTACAGCAGGAACTACCCTCACGGCACAGTGTACGGACATTTGCCCGTCACCGTTCTACACAGGTAAAATCGAAACAGAAGATGGCGACATTTCCGGAGCGGATGGTAGCGCAATCCTTCCGGGTGGATAATAATAGGAGGCTACAGTTATGTACATAGATGAACAGTTAACCATAAACATGCAAGGCTGGCTCAATACGGAGCCGGCCAAGCGTGACCTGATGAAAGGTGCGGAAATGGTGCTCAAGCTGACCCGTAACCGCATCCTTTATCAGAATATTTCCCACAATCCGCAGAAGTTTGCGAGTAAGATTGAATATGAGCTGAAGAAACACCTGGCCATTCGCCTGGACCGAAAGACAATTCAGGACGTGGTCAAGATGGACAAAGAGCTGGTTCCGGCCGTAGCTGAAACACTGGCCACCTTCCAGCCTGAAATCAGTTCCGACGACGACACACCGCAAGAAGCGACCATTGCCAAAGGCAAACGCGCGGATCATGATTCACTACCCGAAGAAATCCGTCAGCTGTGGGAAGACAACAAAGACATCTACTTCCGTTTGAAGCAGACTTTTGAGACTTTGAAAACCATGAAGGATGCTCTTCCATGCGACAGGTACGAATACCTGAAGCAACTGGAAGAGCTGGATGCCAGATATCGGGATAACATGAACAAGTACGACCATTTCAATCCGGACACTCAGGGTGCCGGCGGTACAGAAGGTGAATCACCTGAAGACCCCGCTGAAATGGCCAAAAAAGTCAGTGCAGCCCGCGGCTATCTGTCAGATAACAAGAAGAAACTGGCAGAGCTGAAGGAATCCGGAGACCAGGAGAAGTACGAGAAGCTGCTGGCCAAAGTACAGCAGAGATACGACTTCCTTATCTCCACCGGAAACAACGTAGGAGAAGACCAGGTGAATGCCTTACGTGAATTAGGGTTGAAAGCATGAAACATGTAAACCGATTGCTGAAGCCGTTATCCGATGTGCCATTACAGGCGTACCTGGATAACCGGCTTCAGCTTTTTGATGTCCTCGAGTTCATCCTGTCACAGACCGGACCGGCTAAAGTCTACGTGTCCACCTTCTCTACTTCCGAGGAGTTCTTACGCAGATTGTTCTCCCTCCGAAAACGGCAGCTGATTCTTCACTCTGTCCTGATGGCCGACCTGAAGGCAGCTAAGAAGACTGTAAATCTGTACACCTTTATGTCTTCCGTATTCGATGATGTGTACCTCACGGAGAATCACTCCAAGGTACTGCTTATCGAAAACGACCGCTGGATGGTTACAGTCGTTACCAGCCAGAACCAGACGCGAGGAAACCGGACCGAATGTGCGATGATCACGACGCAACCCGACATCTTCCTTACCTTACGAGACCAGTTTTCAGAGATTATTAATATCCGTAGCATACACCTCAATGGAATTCACTTCAGCACAGATTGACAGAATCAAAGAACTTGCCACGATGCTCACCCCGGTATCAGACATTGCAGTCCTGATGGACGTAGACGAACGCCGTCTGCGAGAAATCATTTCCGACAAATCCCATCCGGTCAGCATAGCCTACCGCAAAGGGAAAGCCGAACGGGCACTGCAAATCCGGCAAAACGAGCTGGAGCTGGCCGAAGCCGGAAGCCCGCTGGCGGTGCAGCTTGTGGGTTCCTACATCCGTGACATGGATTCCGACGAAGATTTATAACTATGCCATTACCCGCAACGATTGATATTGCCAAAGAAAACCTCTTCGCCTCGGTCGACGAGATGCGAGAGCGTAACATTCCCGAAGTCATCCAGCAGCGTCTGCTCCGGCTTCGGGACATGTATAATTACTGGCTCCAGTACCCGCGCATACGGGAACAGGAAATAGTGCTCGAGCTTCAGAAGCGATACCAGATACAGAAGTCAGCTGCCTACGAAGACATCCGCATCATCAAATACCTGCTGGGGGATTTGAACAAGGCCACCAAGGACTACCATCGTTACCGCTTCATCCAGCGCAACGAAGAGAGTTACGAGATGGCCAAGCGCATGAAGGACGCCCGGGCGATGGCCGCCTGTGACAACTACTACGCCAAATACATGCAGCTCGACAAGGAAGATGCCAAGGACTTAGGCTACGACAAGATTGTCGTGCAACCCTTCCAGCCGGACAGCGACCCGACGATTATCGGAATCAAACCGATACCGAACATCCGGCAGCGCATTGCGGATAAGATAAAGCAGTACATGAATGAGGATGTTCAGGACATCCAGTTTGAGGATGCCGACTTCAACGAAGACGACATTTTCAACCCTAAAAAATCACAGGAGGCACCCGAACCATGAGAGAATACTTCCATGACACCCAGCAGCAGGTCCTATTCACCCCGGCAAAAGACATAGTACTTTGTGCCGGACGTGGTTGGGGGAAAGGTCCGATTCATGCCGCCATCAACCTGCGCAACATGCAGCGCATGCCAGGAAGCATCACCGGCTTTGTGGCGGCCAACTGTAAGCGTGCCCTCACCAACACCATCCCGTCCATGCTGATACACTGGCAACGCTGGGGTTTCAAGCGCGACGTACACTGGACTATCGGCAAGAAACCGCCGAAGTCCTGGGGATGGGGTGAACCCATCTTCCAGCCCGACAACTGGGAGAATGTCATTTCCTTCTACAACGGCTCGATAGGTTACATCATCAGCCAGGACCGTTCCGGAACATCCAACTCCTTTTCACTGGATTACCTGGACATCGATGAAGCAAAGTACATCGACTTCGAGCAACTGAAAGACGAAACTCTTCCGGCAAACCGTGGTAACAAGCAGTATTTCGGCCATCACTACTTCCACCATGGCATACTGATTACCTCCGATATGCCGGTCACAAAGAAAGGTTCCTGGTTCCTGGACTACGAAAAGAAGTGCGACCCGGAACTGATTGAAGTCATCCAGGCAACAGTACATGAGATTTGGCGGACGAAGAAACGCATCCGCGACCTTCAGGCTAAATCAGAACCGGTTCCTTTGTACCTGAAGGATTATCTGCGTACCCTGAACCGTGACGTGTGCCGCATGGGTTCTGTGGCAGTTCTGTACCGCGAGTTCTCCACGATTGAGAACATGCAGCTGCTGGGTGAAGCATTCATTAATCAGATGAAGCGTGACCTTCCCCCACTTACCTTTCAGACGGCCATCCTCTGCCGACGTATCGGTATCAGTCGAGACGGCTTCTACTCTAGTATGACAGAAGGGCACAAATACAATGCGACAGACTTCAGCTACCTGGACAGCCTGGAATATCAGTTCGACAAAATCAAGGAGCCTTCCTGCCTGATGGATGCTGACCTCGATAGGGATAAGCCCATCTGCATCGCCTTTGACTTCAACGCGAACATCAACTGGCTGGTAGCCGGCCAGCCGGACCGGAACCGGCTGAAGGTGATTAAGTCTTTCTGGGTAAAATACGAGCGTAAGCTCGAGGCCCTGGTGGATGACTTCTGCAAGTATTACCGACACCAGCGACGCAAGGAAGTGATATTCTATTACGACAGTACGGCCTTAGGCTCAAACTATGCGGTCAATGACGAAGACTTTCATTACGTCATCGAGCGTGCTTTCCAGGACAGAGGTTGGGAGGTGCGTTCTGTCTATATAGGCCACCCGATGAAGCACATCGAGAAGTGGCTGCTCCTCAATCGTATGTTTGCCGGAAAGGCTAAGCTCATCCCCTTCTTCAACGAACAGAACAACGAAGACCTGCTTATCTCCGTGCAGACTGCAGGCGTGTACAACGGCGGCAAAGACAAGCGGGGTGAAAAGCTGGCAGAGACAGAAGAAGACCAGCTTCAGGCGAGAACAGACGGTTCGGATGCGTTCGATACGCTGTGTATCGGCTGCGAACGTTTCCCCCAGATGACATTCGATATGTTTGTGACATCCTCTATGTAGTTTTCAATAAGCTAATTAGTTTTATTCTTAGGGTAAGCCCTGATGACCGTGCAGATGGTTGTCGGGGCTGTTTTTTTGTGCGCGAGTTGGCGTGTACCGTGCGCGTAGAAAGGTGTGCCGTTACATATTCCGATTTTTTCAAAGGTGCTAATTAGGTTTATGGCGTAGGGCGGTGGGGGGTAGCTTCCGCTACTTCCGCATAAAATGCGGTGTTTGGTGGACGTATTCGTTTGATTGTGTGCCGTTTTCGTTTCGGATGGCCGGAAAACACAAGCAAATCTCCCTGTTTTGGCCTGTTTTTTCAGGCTAATTTGCTGCCACACAACCTGCTGGCGCCCGAAAAATCCAGAGGATTTTCCGGGTAACAAGGTAGAAAGACACTCGGTAGTCTTTCTGTGCTGGAGATAGCGTTCACGCAGCGGCCCACCCGCCCCATTGCTTTCCCTACTGGCGGTATAGCTAAAGCTATGAATGTGTCTACTGCTCTTCTGTTCTTCTCTTCGGAATTTACATCGGTGCCCCTCCCCCTGTCAGTTACGCCTTTTCATCACTGCAAAGGTAAATGTTGCCTGCCGTATGCCAAGTTCAGGCGCTGTTCACTGTAAAAATCTCCACCCTTTCAGGGTAGTATTCAAGGCCCGGCTTTACGGTGAAAACTTGTCTTTCACGGCTGGCAACACCTTTTGACGCAGTGTAAAAGGCGAAACAAACCGACAGCGAAAGGCGACGGAATAAAAAAAACCTCAGAGAAGGAAGAGCAGAAGAAAAGGCTCACTACCTCGGCTCGAGGTTCAAGAATAAAACTCCAAAAACTACCGATATGAAAACCTTTACCGAATCCATGCTAAACCAGTGCAGAAAGTACATGTTCAACTTCTTTGACTACCTGCCCACAAAATATCAAGCCAGCGCAAGAGATTGGCAGGTGAGAAAATACGTTTGGGCGTTCAAAGACGGTAAATGTGCCGTTTCAGCAGCCCAGCTTGTCGCAAAGAAAATCCGTGAGCAGTTTGGCACGTCAGTGAGTGACATGGTGTTTGTCTGTATCCCAGCCAGCAGCCAGCGGAAAAATGAAATCCGATACAGAGAGTTTTCGGAAGAAGTGGCCAGACTATCGGGAGCGGTAAACGGATACAGCCATATCACGGTAGAGGGTGAACGGCTGGCAATCCACGAGAGCAAATCAGGGAAGCACGTAAACAACGTGCAGGTAATCAACTTCGACAAGGAATTTTTCAAAGGTAAAAAAGTACTTGTCTTCGATGACGTGATAACCCGTGGGTACTCCTACGCTCGTTTTGCCTGCCATTTGGAAATGATGGGAGCTTCAGTTTTGGGAGGTATGTTTTTAGCGAAAACCTTATTTGTCTAACAATTTAATAAACAACATCATGAAAGATTTATTCGAAATTTGCGGAGAATGCCGCCACTTGAGCGATGCAGAAGTAGTTTATCAGCTCACCAACAACAAGGAAACAAGCAATCAGGTGAATGCCATGTTAGCGAACGGCAGCAATGTGTCGATAGAAGACATTTGCAACCTGCTGACACCGGCACGCCGAGATATGGCACTGGCAGTCATTGAACTATACAAGAGAATCAAGGAACGGAAGAACAACTACAAGCGTATAACTTCCAGCGCAGATGTTTACGAAGTGATGCTTCCCTACATGGCAGACCTGAAAGTAGAGGAATGTTGGGTTATCTTCCTGAATCAGGCATCCCGAATCATCCGCAAACAGCGTATCTCAGTCGGAGGGCTGGCGTCTACTCAGGTAGATGTAAGAGTGATTTTACACGAGGCCCTTTCTTGCAGTGCCACATCCATGATACTCTGCCACAATCACCCGTCAGGTAATTTTCAACCAAGTAAGGACGACGACCGCCTGACACATGCCTTGCTGGAAGCGGGACGAATTATGAATATCAGGCTTCTTGACCACGTGATAGTAACGGATGGAAGTCATTACAGCTACGGGGACGAAGGCGGGCTGTAGGGGCTGCAAATGGCCGTAGCAGCGTTTAGGGAGGTGGGTAGCGTCGCGGCCGCCCGCCGCCCGATTTTGCCTGCTGACACAAGCAAAATCGGGCGGCGGAGAAATAAAGTATTTGTTTTTTACGCAAAATATTTGCGATTTTCTTTGATTTAATTATTGGTTTATTTTGAATCTATATGTATATTTGCGTCGTATTAACTTATAAGTTAATTGTAATGAGTAATAACAATTACAGCATTGAACTTTTAGAAGAAAATGATAATGTCAACATATATACATATACTTTAAGATATAAAGGAGACACATTAAATGAATTTGAGAAATTCCTTACTAAATTTCCTACGGGCTCTGAGTATGATGAAGATATAGACATTATTATCAGCTGGTTAGAAAAAATTGAACAAAAAGGTGCTCTTGAACGATATTTTAGACCTGAACACAAATATGGTGACAATATTGGGGCTATCCCTATAGAATATGGTCGAGTTAGATTATATTGTTTAAGAATATCTGATAAAATATTAATTGTTGGCAATGGTGATATAAAAACAACTGCAAAATGGCAAGAGGATAAAAAACTTATTCCACATGTTGAACTTTTGATTGACACAGGGAAATTTATTAAATCTAGAATTAGTAATGGTACAATAATTCTTTCTGATAAAGAAATTATTGGTAATTTAAAATTTTCAAGATAATGAAAAAGAATAGTTTGTTTGAGGCACGTAAAAAAAGTGTATCAAACGAAGCAAGGGATTTTGTTGATTTATCCTTTAAAATAGTTGATAGAATTCATGAAATTTTAAAAGATAAAAATCTGTCACAAAAAGACCTAGCCTTATTATTGGGTAAAAATGAAGCAGAAATCAGCAAATGGATGAGAGGTACTCACAATTTCACATTAGCTACCTTAGTGAAATTGGAAAAAGCATTAGGTTGCCCAATTATATCAGTTGTTGATAGTAAATCAGACTCTAAAGATTTTGTTTTATATAACTTTCTAACGATGAAATCTTTTCAAACAAACGCTGTCAGTAAATCACGTAAGAAAAGTGAATATAACAAAGAATATAGTTTAATGTTCTATAATTAAAAAATATCCATGTCTGCTAATAAAATTAAAATATTATCTATTTCAGAAAAGAGTTTTTTTCTTGAAAAAGAACTACTTCCAAATACTTTAGAGGATTGTGAAAAAGAATTACACCCTGGTATTGGATTTAAAATTATGATAGATAAAGAAAACTCTAAATTGACTTTCGATACTACGATATTTTATGCAAACAATACCAGAATTGTTTCTTCGATAGAATACTTATACACTTTACTTATTGAAGATATAGACAAGATTGTAATTTCATCAAAAGATGATAAGCTATTAATACAAGATAGTTTTTTTGATGTAATAATCCCTGAGATATATATTACAGGTAGAGCTTTATTCAATAAAAATCTTATAAATACACCTATTGAGAATTTATATTTACCTTTTAATGGTTATGCAGATTTATTGAAACAAATAAAAGAAGACAACAACAAAGAGAATCGATAACCACCTACAATTCAATACTTTAATTTATTTAAAAACAAGAAGAAGCCTTTTTGCAGGCTTCTTCTTGTTTTTATTATATTTTTTACAATAAAATATATAGCTAGTATACTTTTTGCTAACTTTGTAGAAATCAATTTTAAGCATTATGGCAATTGAAAAAAATTACAAACAGATTGCATTGGCACGACTCGTCCTTAATCCAGAGAATGATAGATTTGAACCTGTTATAAATGAGGAAGAAGCAATTGAAATGATGTTGCTAAAATTAGGTACCAAAATCTTTAACTTAGCATCTGATATTATAAGAAGAGGGTTATCGAAAAAGCCTTTTTATGTTATTTCCACTCAAGATGGAAAGAAATATATTGTAAAAGACGGGAACAGACGAACTACAGCATTAAAGTTAATGGCACGTCCTCAATTGATTGATAAGGATAAATATCCAGAATATAGGAAAAGATTTGAGAGACTGCATAAATATTTTATAAATAAACCTATCAAATCAGTTTTATGTTATGTGTTTTTAGATTCTAATGAAGCTGATGAATGGGTTGAGCTTGAACATACCGGTGAACAAAAGGGCGTTGGAGTTGTCAGTTGGATTCCAGAGCAAATACAACGTTTTAACACGAGAAGAGGTAAAAAAACAAAAATAGAGATGCAAGCTTTAGATTTTATTAGAAATTCAAGCTTTGTCTCAGATGACATCAAAGAAAAAAGTACCACAATGAAATTAACAAATTTCCAGCGTATATTAAATGATGCTTCTGTTCGTGAGAAATTAGGATTAAAATGGGCTCATTCATTGTTGTGGTCTGACTATCCGGAGAATGAAGTGGCAAAAGGATTATGTCGAATAATAGATGAAATAGCTAAGTCTGATTTCTCTGTAAAATCCATATATACAGCACAGGATAGAGTGCAATTTATGGAGAAAATATCCTCTTCTTTGCCAAATTTTTCTGAGTCATCTCCTAAGGTGGATATTTGGGTACTATCGGAAGGTGATAACAATGAATCTAGTGATGATATAAATGATGATTTTATAAATGATAATAGTGGCAATGATCAAAGTAATGTAGGAAATAGTACTAATAAAGAATCAAACAAAAGGACTATACCTATAAATCGAAAGACTGTTATCCCTGCAAAATGCTTAATCCGAATTACAAACCCTAAAGTCAATAAGATATATAAAGAATTGCAAAGTCTAGACATTAACAAATATACTAATTGTGCTTCAATTGTGTTGAGAGTTTTTGTTGAATTGAGTATCGATACCTATTTAGAGACTTTTCAATTGTTGGGAGAACAAGCAATTAGTGCAGCTAATAGTGGAAAGCCTTTACATGAAAAGGTTATATTGGTAAGAAATAATATGGTTGCAAGAAAAGTTATGGATGAAGCAACATCAAAAGGAATTCGAGTCATGACCAAAAAAGAAGACGCTTTATGCGGTATTAAGACACTTCATGCTTATGTACATAATAATATTTTTGCAGCAATACCAACAGATATAATAACGGCATGGGATAATATTGAGAAATTTATGGTAATTTTGTGGAGTGAAGTAGAACTCCAGCTTATCAATAAACAATGAAGTATTATTCTCCCCTACGTTATCCGGGTGGTAAAGGAAAAATATCCACCTTTTTCGTCGAGTTGTTTGAAAAAAACAATTTGATAGGAGGAACATACATCGAACCTTATGTAGGAGGAGGATCTGTTGCTTTATACTTGTTGATGAATAATCTTGTAAAAAAGATTATAATCAACGACAAAGACCGCTCACTATTCGCTTTTTGGCATTCAATATTGCATGAACCTGAAGCTCTCTGTAAAATAATAGAAGACACTCCAGTATCTATGGAGACCTGGTATCAACAAAGAGAAGTCCAATTGAATAAAGAAAACGAAGATTTGTTAACATTAGGTTTTTCTACTTTCTTCTTGAACAGGACGAACAGGTCTGGTATCATCAAAGGAGGTGTCATTGGAGGTAAAAATCAGACGGGTAATTTTTTGATTGATGCACGATATAATAAAAAAGACCTTATCAACCGCATCACTGATATCGCTAGTTTCTCTGATAGGATTGAACTTCATAATATGGATGCTGTAGACTTGGTGCATTCTCTCAAGGATACACTGAACCAACATTCTTTCTTTTATTTTGATCCTCCTTATTTTGAGAAGGGAAAAGGTTTGTACATGAACTATTATGATGAGGGTGATCATCGTGATATTTTTCAAGCAATATCAACTATTGATAAAGCAAAATGGGTGGTAACATATGATAAACATTCTTTTATACGTGAACTCTATAAAGATTATCGAATGTTTACATATAATCTCAATTATAGCGCAGCAACGGTAGGTAAAGGAACTGAATATATTGTATTTTCTAAAAATTGTCGAGTTCCAAGAATAACATCCTTGAATTTACGACGCATAAAGAAAAATGATCAAGATTAAAAAGTTCTACATTTGCTTCCTTAATTTTATATATAATAATCTCACCATAGGTATTCTATCAAAAACCGGAGAATGAATTATTTTAAGGCTAATAAATAAGAAGGAAAATAAACAAGCCTATAATTTCTCCCAGCGGAAACTCCCCCAAAAGTTTCCGCTTATTTTTTGCCCTCCTCTCAACATTTTATTACATTTGGACTATTATTTTTATAACAAATTTAATAGACACAAATGGAAACACAAGATTTTGTCGCAATAGACTTTGAAACCATGACACCGGAACTGACCAGTGCATGCGCCATAGGGCTTGTAAGAGTCCACAACGGGGTTATCAGCCAGAAGTTCTACTCACTTATCAAACCGATACCAGATTCCAGAACTGAACGTAACACCCATGTACACGGCCTGACGGATGAGATGGTAGCTGATGCCCCCACCTTCTCCGAATTGTTCCCTTTACTAAAATCCTTCATCGAAGATCTTCCGATTGTATGTCACAACAGCTCCACAGACATCAATGTCTTCAGAAGCTGTATGGAATACTATGGCCTGACCGGCATTGACCTAAGCCACTACGTCGATACACTCGAACTGTACGGCAAAGGCTTGAAAGCATGCTGTGAAGAAAACGGTATCCAGCTTGTCAACCATCACGACGCACTGGCTGATGCGGAAGCCTGTGCAAAGCTTTACCTTTGCTACCAAGGACACCTGGCGAAAGACCTTGCACATTACGACCTGAAGGAAGTAATGGCAAATAAGGAAGCACGCAAGTACGACCATGACACCCTGATGCCTTTATCCGAAGAAGACGTAGAAAACAAGGATACGATTTTCTTCCAGAAAAAAGTAGTGATTACAGGCATCTTTTGCGCCTACCCTGACCGTGATGAACTAGGTTCTATCCTAAAATCATTCGGTGCAGACATAAATACGACAATATCAGGCAAGACAAACATTGTCATTGTCGGAGAAGGTGCCGGCCCGTCTAAACTCAAAAAGATTGAAGAACTCAATGCCAAAGGAAAGAACATCCGGCTCATTTACGAGAAAGAATTATGCGAAATTATGAACGAAATAACTAAACACTAAGAATATGGCTATCAAAAAAGAAAATGTAAACTTGACCTACGACGCTTTGTGGTTCAAGACCTTTATGGACAGTGGAGAATTGACATTCTACAATCGTGAAATTTTTATCTCTCCAGGAATGGCAGGAAGGCTGGACATCTTCATGCAGCTGCTGGGTAATGTGGGCGGATATGCCAGAACCACGAACTTCGACAAAGACCTTGACGTCGTGGTAGTATCAGATTACCTGATGAACAAATTCAAGAGCGGAGAGAAAGACGAGTTCTTCCAGATGCTCGAAGACCTGATTAACGCCAGCGCAACTCCCTACCGGAAACTGAAATTCACTACAGAATCTATCGTACTTGAATCATTAAACACCCGGGCAAGTGGCCAGCTTCGTCAGAACAAGAAGGACTTGAAAGATAAGAACACGACTCCGCAGATGATTGAAGCAATCAACCAGGGCATAGAAAGAGATGAACTGATGCTCGGCATGATTAAGAAATACAAAGAATCTGCAAAAGAGCCACAACAGCAAAATTTATTTTAAATCAAAAACAAGTAAAAATGGATTTTGAAACAGCAATTTATCTGACCGCGATTCTCGAGGTCGTTACCTTAATATGCTTTTTTGTACTCTGTTCCAACGTGAGTAACATCAAAAATAAGATTTCCAAAAATGGAATAACATCATCTACCATGTTTGCCCTGTACTTAGGTATGGGTGAAAAAGAAAAAGCCAAAACTGCCTTGATGGAAATGATTTTAGCCGATACCATCGTACAGAATTCTCTCACCGTTAGCGTTGAAAGATTAAAGGCCGTGATGGGGAAATATAATAAAATGATGAAAGAAGTCGGATTAGAGTTTGATGCCGAAAAGGCTTTTGAAGCAAAAAGATTATTTTAAGCCATGAGCGAAGAAACAAAAAACGAAATCAAAGAAGAGAAACCTAAAAAGACATGTTTTGTCATCATGCCCATCAGTGATGTGGATGGTTATGAAAAAGGTCATTTTGGTCGTGTATATGAATACTTGATAAAACCAGCATGTGAAGCAGCCGGATATAAAGTGGACCGAGCTGATGACACTTCTAAAACCAACATGATTATAGTTGACATTCTGCAAAAAGCAGTAAAATACGATATGGCTATATGTGATATCAGTTCTCGTAATGCTAATGTATTTTATGAGCTCGGTTTTAGACAGGCTTTCAATATGAAAACCGTACTGATTAAAGATAAAAAGACAGTCATGCCTTTTGACATATCAAGCATAAGAACTTTATCTTATAGCGAAACCCTAAGAATTGATGAAGTTGAAAAAGGACGTGCTGAAATACAAAAAGCATTAGAAGAAACTGAAAAAGCAGATTCTAATGAGGTAAATTCATTAATAAGTCTATTATCTATCAATAAAGCCGAAATACCTAAGCAACAAGAATTATCTGTTGATACAAGCATACTTTTGAATGCAATAAATAATCTAAAAATTAATGGTAATGGTATAACTGAAAAAACTTATACAATTAATAATGAACAGATATCTATAGGAGATGAAATCATGTTTAATTACGAAAAAAATATTTTCCTATCCGGGATATTAGTCGGTGTAACCTCTAAAAAATATATCGTAGAAACATCTGATAAAGAAATCATTTCTATGGATAAAGATAGCAAACAAGGACGCTCTTTATCTTTACCTATGTTTTAAATCTAATTATAAGCGGAAACGATAAAAGTTTCCGCTTTTTCTTTTGCCATCTCAAAACAAAAACATACATTTGCAACGATCTCCATTTTGTGTAGGCGACGATGGCTCGCCAAATATCTTTGCTGCGGGCATTTTTTATGCCCATAGCTTTGCTATATACCCATAGGGTTCCGACCCCCGTGTGGAGCGTTAATGCGCCCACTGCCTGCACAAGGTGGAGATCAACGGGAAAGCGGAACCTTTTTTGTTTCCTTTCCCGTAATTAACCAACATATTGTTTCATTTTAATTGATCTCCAAAATGAAAAATCAAATTGCCCTGCCTGCAAACCAGGCAAAACAAAGCCGTATATCGTTATGGCTTAACCGTGAAAATGTATTGTTCTCCTCCATCATGGAAGAGAAAGTTTCCAACCGCCAGACTGTGCTCATTTCCCAGGCACTGGCTTCTTTCTGTATCCTAACCTGTTCCGTATTCACCCATTGGCTGGCCGCCATTGCCTGCCTCTGCTGGTTTGCCTATTCCATCTTACTTTGCAAGAAAGGAGGCTTACGATGAATGAGTCTTCACAGCAACCTATATTCCGTGTCGATAAATACCAAGCATACGAAGAGGAAGCGGTACTGTTCGAACAATACAGTATTCTTATGTACGGAAGTGAAAAATTATGCTGCACTCGTCCCGAAATGGAGCAGCTCAGTAATTTAATTCAACGCGCTTTAAACGACAGAAAGGAGGCAGAACATGACAACCGATAAAATCAAGTTCGACAAATATATCCTTCTCCGCTACTTCCAGGAATATCTTCCGGTAGACAAGGAGAGTGACAGTGTTATCTACAAAACATCCCAACAAATTCAGGATGAGCTGTCAGATATGGCAGAAATCAGCATCAACCAGATTGCCGCTACCCTGGTAGAGTTAAATTACAAACTCACCATCGGCCCCGATGGCCGGCCGGCATGGATGATGCAGCGCAAATAGACTGCAAGTTTTTAGATGATTACATTTTTTCTACATTTATATCGAGGTGTGGCGTCGTGAGGACGCTGCACCTTTTGTCTTTTTACCCCTTTCTGGAGCCGGGTATCTTTGAGAAAAACAAAGAATTATGCTCAATGTTGCACATAACATACCCGACTTTGTCCTATCTTCTGATTTGGAGGATTTCACATTCAGTGCAGACCAGAATGTTAGATTCTCACTTTCACAAGACAGCACTTTAATTTTCGAAGAGACTTATACACCGGATGCAAATAACGAAATACGTATCCTCGACTTATTTTCCATCATAGAGCCATACCTCCTCGAGACGCCGATGGCTAGGTTTAGCTATCAATTAATTGTCCCTGGAGAAACCTTATACAAAGGTTTTATCGTGCTGTTATGCCGTCCCATCATCCCCTGCAGTGGAGTAGATTTCGTGACGAACTATTTCCTGACGACCTTGGCAGGGCGTGACAAAATAACCTCTTTCAACCGCACGGAAACCCTCTACCTTACTACCGGAAGTTTGTCTTCAGGCGGCACGACTATTCCAGTGACGGCAGAATGTGTCTTCGTCAACGACCAGAACCAGCTTCTCAAATCCACGCGTTCACTGGGCAATGTGGCCGACTACGGTATCCGCTCCATAGACGTATCCCCCTCCCGATTTACCCAGTCCGGCTACCGGCTGTTGCGGTACACCATCCTGGCCGGCGCCCGGAAGCAGACTTTCCGCGTAGACCAGGACGAACCGGAATCCGTCGGCCTGAAGCTCCGGAACTCGTTCGGATGTGTCGAGACATTCTACTTTGTGGGCGGAGATACGGTAGAGCCGGAACTGACCCGGAGTGCAGCTTACTTCGCCGGGCAATACAAGAACTATTACGTAGACGAGCAGCGCAAGCACACACTCAATACAGGCTACATCCCCGAAGGCATGTTCAACCTGGCCGACGATGTAGCAAGGGCTACCGAAGTCTGGCTGATGGATGAATCCGGCGACATCCCGATAACCATCACCGAAAGCAATACCAGCCGGAGCGATGAAGACGACGGACTGTTTGCTTTCACTGTTTCCTACATCTTCGCATCCCGGTACCAGCAGCGGCTCCGTCTGCTTCCGGACATTTTCGACGACTCATTCGATGACACATACAATTAAAGCCTATGAACGTAATACATATCAAAGACGCATTAAGGCTGCTCGAGTCTGGGCAGCCCTGCAACCTGAAGCTCTGGAAACTCAGCACAGGTGACATTCTGGAATACAAAGGCGCGGTGTGCGTCGGCTCGCATTGGCGACAAGGACTCCATCGGGTTCGCCTTCCGGCATCCGGCGTAATCCGTTCCTTCCGCGACATATCCCTTTTCGAAATTAACAACATGACAATTTACCTTTAATATGGACAAGACAATCCTGCAATACGACGGCGACTTCATGCCTGGTGATATATTTGACATCGAGGTTTCCAACGTGGCCACCGAAATGGCTTCCGTAGAAGACAGTAGCCTGGTATTCGATGAAGATGCAAATGTGAAGACTACGTCTGTTCCCGGTCGGAAAGGCATGGCGTATGTCAATTTCGGTGAAGACAACCAGCTTCCGTTTAATATCATCAAGATGATAGGCATCGACGAAGTGATGAGCCAGAACAAGCTGTTCAACGTCATCACCTGTTACGGTGCCGGACTGAAGTACATGGACGTAGACACCAGACAACCGACAACCCATCCCGAAATCAAGCGCTGGCTGATTCACAACAGCCTGCCGCTGTTCCAGCTCGAGCAGGCTACAGACATGAAGTATTTCTTTTTCTGCGTGTCGGTCATCATTCTTTCCAGGGACGGCAAAAGAATCAACCGGCTCATTCACAAAGAGGCCTGCTACTGCCGTTTCCAACAGGCCAGAAGGGGCAAAATCAATCACGTGATTTATGCCAATTTCCGCGAAAACGCTTCACTCCGCCCGGAAGACTACGAAGTCATCCGTCTGCTGGATCCGCGCGACCCGCTGGGCGACCTGATGGTACTCATGGGGCGTGAACCTGGGCGCGATGGCGAAACAAGAGCCCGTACTGATGACCGTAAATTCGCTATCCTTGTGCGCTTCCCCACCCCCGGCTTCCAGTATTACCCCATCCCCTACTACACCAGCATTTTCCGGGGTGACTGGTACGACATCAAGCGACTGATTGGGAAAGGCAAGAAAGCGAAACTCCGCAACCATGCCAGCGTAAAGTACCAGGTCGAAGTACACAAGGACTATTGGAGTAACATCTGTGCGGAAGAGCATATTACCGACCCGCTGAAGAAGATGGAGCGAATCAAAAAGGAGAAGGAAAACATCAAGAACTTTGTTTCCGGAATCGAAAACAGCGGCAAGGTTTGGATTACCGGATACTACATCGACCCGAATGGCCGTGAAGTCCGGATGGTACGCATCAATGTGGTGGAGACCGGCAAGGAAGGCGGCGACTGGAGCGAAGACATCCAGGAAGCCAGCAATATCACCTGCTACGGCGACAACATCCATCCCAACCTGGTAGGTGCCACACCAGGCAAGGGACAGAGTAACAACTCCGGTTCAGACAAGCGCGAGCTGTTCACGCTCAAGCAGGCACTGGAGATTCCTTTCCACGACCTGATGAACATCCCTCATAACATCGTCATCGAGTACAACGGCTGGAGTGAGAAGGTGTATCCGGATGTGCCCATGGTGCTGCTCACCACCCTCGACCAGAATACCGACGCCAAACAAAAGACAGCTTCAGACCTTGAAAACAAATCCTAAAACGAATCAATATGGCTATCACATTTTCACAAGAGATTTTCGAGAAGATTTGTTCCTCTGCCACCAATTCCACGGCAGAGGTGTATGATATGATTGCTCCTCACCTGGACGACACGCTTCAAAGCATCAACTGCGTGCTGCTGGGTGACATGGCAGACAAATTAGATACTGTTCCTGGGCTCGAGCAGGCGGTCACAAAGCTGGTTTGTCTGCGTACCTACCAGGAGCAGATACCACAACTCGACCTGGTACTGACCCCCACCGGCTTCGGTGTGGTGTCTAACCAGAATCTGGCCCCAGCTTCGGCCGACAGAGTGAAGAACCTGCTGCAGCAAGTCACCAACGCAGCCGAAGATACCTACGACCGATGCCTGGAGCTGCTGGTCGGTACCAGCTGGGCAGATACGGCACAGGCCCGTATCAACATCCCGAACCTGATGTATACAGCCAAACAACTGAAAATGTACGTCGATTTCCCTTCAGCAGACGTACACCGTTCCAAGCTGCTCGAGTTCCGGACAAAGATGTACCAGGCAGAAGAAAAGATACGGCAGCACGTGTCGGCCGAATTCTTCGACCACATCCTCGAACAGGCCCGGCACAATGCATTCACCAAAGAAGAGTCTGCCATGGCCGACTACATGTGCAAGTTCATCGGCTTCTGCATCGCAAAGAACTGGTCGGCAGCAAAGAGCATGCTGGAACGTATTGAGAACTACGCGGAATCCAAAGTAGAGGTATTCACCAGCTACAAGGACTCCGAGGCCTACAAAGTCAAACATTTCCAGACTTACCAGAATGAAAAAGATGATTCCACATACTTTTGGGGGTAGAATACTCGACTTCCGGTTCCCCACTTCCTGGCAGCAGCTCAACCAGGAACAGCTTCGGTATGTGTTCCTGGTCATTACCCTGTTTTCTCCGGTCAAGGCTAAGACTTACGTCTTCATGCGCTTCACCGAAATCCGTGTCCGGAAGCGAGTGAAAGGAGGATGGCTCTGCACCTTCCGTCTGAATTGGCACAAGAAACTGAGGTTCATCCTTCAGGACTGGCAGGTGCGCAGCTTCCTCCGACAAATTGATTTCATCTCCGAACCCAACGCTTATCCCGTCCGGCTGGACAGGATAGGCGGTCGGTATGCCATCGATGCACTGCTACACGGCCTGAGTTTCGAAGATTACCTTTGTTGTGAGAACCACTACCAGGGCTACCTGTATTCGCAGGACATTTCCCAGCTCAAGGCCCTTTATAGCTTCCTCTACAAGAAGAAGCCGGGCGTCAAAGGTTCACTGAAAACCGCCTTTTCCCGCATCAAGGAATACGAACTGATTTCCGTATTCCTCTGGTGGGGCAGCATCAAACTGTACTTCGCCTCCCTTTTTCCCCATTTCTTTCAGCCGTTCCACCAGAGGACCGACGCTGATCAGCCGGACCTGCCCGACCTGATGGGCGCGATGAACGCCCAGATCCGGGCACTGACCGGCGGCGACGTGACGAAAGAAAAGGAAGTCCTTCAGATGGACTGCTGGCGGGCACTGACCGAACTGGATGCCAAAGCACACGATATTCAAATTCTAAAATCAAAACAAAATGGACACAAGTAAATTCTTTGACGGCCACGCCTATTTTAAAGAGCTGACCGAAAAGAACAAGCTGGCCAAAGCCAACTCATTCTTTCCATGTTCCTGCAGCGGTATCAATTCACTCCAGGATGTGCTCGACAATTTCCGGAAACAATCTGCTTTCGTCTGCGTCGACGATACCAACGACGCAGCTACCGAACAAATCGGAGGCGGCTGGTTCAAAAAGCGCACCTTCACAGTATTCCTCCTGATTCGTTACCGCTACGACGACATGACCGAGCGTGCGGCAAAGCTGGACATCTGCCGGCAGATCTTCCGACAGTTCCATTCCCGAATGATTCGTGACAAATACATCTACGAAGACCTGGATTTATCCTTCCTGAATGTATCCCGCATCTACACCCGTGAGCTGGGTGAATACTTTATTTCCGGATGTACCGGCCTGTACTTTATGGTCGAACTGACCGAACCTACAGATTTATGTTATAAGGAGGACGAGTGGAATGGCTAGAGGATGGCATGGAATGAATACAGGGTGGCACAGCCTTGATTCAGAGAAGAAACGGCAAATGGCAGAAAATGCAACTCCTGAAGACCGTTTAAAATACATGAACGCCTGGTCGGAGATGATGGTAAACATTTGGCGTGAGAAGATAGAACGATTGCACGTAATAGATACCTATACTTTACATCGGCAAATCACTGAAAACGTAGCTGGATCAACCGACTTCGCAACCATACAGCACAAATTCATGGAGTACGGCATATACCAAGATTGTGGTACCGGAGTCGGATATAAAAAAGGTAATCAAGGTTATCTTGATGTGTTGAATTACAGCTATCGCGTCGAAAACAGGCTGGATGTCCCACGTAAAAGAGGCCCAGGTTGGGGAGGTGGATATACTTCAGGTGAAACAAGGTATCCTCGAGAATGGTTCTCACGTCCATATTATGCCTCAGTTATGGTATTAAAAGAACAGATGGCCTTCATGTATTCAGAAGAATTCTGTGGATTAATCGTTGACGCCATCCAATACAACGAAAGAGTAAGAGGAACATCGTTGAGAAACCGTCTTTGGGGTTCACATTGGAAAAATAAGAACAGGTATTCTTATTAATGTCTTTTTGTAGAATAACTCGGTAAGTTTACTTCGTAAAAAACTCAGAAATATGGCAACAAAAACATTCGAAGAATTAAAGCAACTGGCCATCCAGATCCGCGACGAAAAAACAAACAAACAGAACACAGCCACCCGTGTAGGCACGGCAATGCTGGAACACATAAACAAGCTCGAGCAAGATTACTATGACAAAACCCAAACCGATGAAGAACTGAAAGAGCGGGATGATAAACTTACCGAGCTAGAAAAGAAATCGGGTAATAAGATTCTTGAATGGAACACAGATGTAGCCACAACGAGAAAACAAGTTCCATCGCAAGAAAGGAAATCGGGAATGATTATATCGTACAAAAACCTTGACGGAGATTGGGTAAATGAACAGTATATTCATACAGATGTCAGCAACGCTCAATGGGCATTGGATATATGGTGGGTTAGATTGGCGAACGAGAAAGACTTATATCTTGCAGATTTATTATTAGAAAGCGTTATCGATTTTAATACATTACCGATACAGTTATATGATTGCTATTGGGCAAAAGATACAGGGGTTTTTACAAAAGGTATGACAGGATGGGTTGTTCTGAAGAAAATACCTTGTTTCGGGTTACAGCAAATAGAACTTAATGTAAATGCGATACGAGCAATATACTATGATGCGAATGATAAATATCTTTCACAGTGGACAGGAAATACAACCAACAAATTTCCAATACCCGAAGGCACAGTATATGTAGGTATAAATATTGGTTCCAATATTTCAGACAAAACAAATATTATAATTAAGGGTACACGAAAGGATAATAAGGATGTAAATACTTTGTTTGAAGATGTATCGTCTCTTAATGACAAATTGGGAAAAGTCGATGACATTGAAAATACAGTGTTTGAAGAGTTCGGAATTTCGTTGGAAAAAGAAAAATTGGCTCATGCTTCTTGGCAAAGTTCTAATGGGGCATATAATGTCGAAAATGCTCAAGCGTCTCCTTATTGGGTTACTACCGAAAGAAAATTTTCTATACCTTCTTCAAAGGAAATACATCTTATTAATAGCGGTGACGTTAAGTTTTACAGAGTATTGTTTTATGACGAAAATGATGATTATTTAGGAATTGATAAATCGGTAACTAACACTAAAGATTTGACCTCTTCTAATATACCTAATGAAGCAAAATACTTTACATTCAACTTTTCTGTTCCTGCATCTTCAAAAGAAGAAGCTATTAATACCGCTAAAAATTATAGCATAAGTTTGAAAGCGCAGGAAGAGGATACTTCTCAAGAAATTATATACAACGAGAAAAATTTCTTTACCGTTGAAGTAAATGCTCATAATCCGATTAAAACTGTGTTAACAGCACAGGAACAGACACAGATAAAGGATGAGCCTAATATGTATGAAGATTACTGTCAGCTTCTTTTACCGAAAGGACACAGCAATAAGAAAGCACCATTGAAAGTGGTAGTTTTCTTCCATGGAGGAGGAGAAGCAGTTACAGAAAATGCTGGATTTGAAAATTTCGCTCCTGCTGTACACTTCTTATATAGAGGATATGCAGTGCTGGCAACAAACGGATTGCCACATAAATTGGCATCTGAGAACGGATTGTCAGTTTCACGACCTGTAGGTAATTGGATGGCGGTTGAATCAGCAGGAAAGGCTCTTGATTACGCAATTAAGAACTTTAATATTGACAGGGATGGTGTATATGCTTACGGTTATAGTCAAGGAGGTATGACTGCACTTAATTTTGTTGATTTAGGTAATTTCAATGTTAAAGCTGTCACAGTAGATTCCCCAGCGGCTTCTATGAAGTATAGTCAATTAACAATTTCTGATGCTTTGGTTAATCTACAATATTTTTATGGATTCAATTCATTGGAAACATTCAGTTACGATAAAGTAAGTGGGCTTGACCCATATTCACGTAATTGTACAGAAATAGTTGATGCTTCTCAGTATGTTATAGGAAATTTATTCTTAGATGGAGAATTGGATAAGATAAAAAGTCTAAGGTTTTTTAAATGCCCAACAAGATTTTTTATTGGAGATGCGGATTCAACATGTAAAGGCTTTGTTTCTCAAGTTATGGTAAAGCAAGGTAAAAATGCAGGGCAGTTTTGCGATTGCAGTATATATAAGGGTGTAGGACATTGTGTAGATAGATTAGCTACCACACTGAAAACTATCAGTTATAACAGCAAAGAATATGACATAACGCAGCCGATGGTAGACATGGCTATATGGTTTTCGAGATTTGGAGGATATACGGTTGTAGAATAACTCGGTAATTCACGGTATTTATACAATAACGCCCCCAATATTCGAATCTTATTTATCTGCAAACCAGATTATTTGTGTCATAAATATTAAATTTTAGAAACAGAATCCAGATATAAGAAGAATTTTACAGCTGAATTCTGTTTCCATTTACACAAAATTTTGGACAGTGTCTAAAAACCATAATCAAGTATTTACTTAGACTCCATAACACCTTTGATTGCATTAATCATTTCAATGTCTGTCATTAATTTATTTATATTAAGTTTATCACATTTAATCAATAGTTTGGCATCCCCTTCGCTTTCAATAGTAAAAGTCTCAGTATGATGTAAAATTGGCATATGATATTTTAATCCTTTGATAGAAAACATATTACCATTCACTTTTATATAGGCTTCTATATTAAAAACACCATCAAACTCAGTAGCATCCATCGGAAATTTAGGCTGTTGTTCTTTACATATATTTTCAACAGTCTCAATTACATTCCCAGAGGAATCATAAAATTCTTCAATTTTTAATGACATAGGACCAATTGTTTCAATGAATTCCTTGAGCTTTATTTCTTCTTCCTTATCGGAGTATAAAATATTAAATGTCCCATTTTTAAAATCTGGTACTACCATTGTCATCTGAATTTGTATTTTATTTACTCTACCTTCTTCATCATCTTTAGTTGATGGGCGTAAATGTACTGGTATGATTTCTTTCTGTAAAGGATTTTTAGATGTTGCTTCTGCATACATTTGAGCCGGTTCCGTGTATTCAGTAGCAGAAGTAAAATACCCTTTTTTTATTTCTAACAAGTCTGTTAATGCACCTTCCAACTTTTGTAAGTCATCCCTACCTACTTTTGCCCCTCTTTTTGTGTAATCTTTAGATTCAATCATTGTATCATTTTCAATGAGCCCATCTAATTGATATTGACTTGCACTTAGACCAATTAAAAATTGATTATGCTTAGCCTCTCTATGTTCGAGTAGGCTTAATGCTGCAGCTGATATTATTTCATATGCCGCTCCTTCTTTTGTGGGATAAAATCCCATTAATGAATAAAATAACTCATCAATAGGTGACTTAATATATTTTGTCATAATAACATTTTTGAATAAATTCTTAATAAATAATTGTATTTCAAACTGATATTACAAATTTAATATTTTCAAATGATTTATCCTATACAATCTAATATACATCGCGTAGTTTCAAAATTTCAAAAGATTATAAGTAGAAATAAGGCTACTAGCTAGTTATTTCTACCCATATTCTACTTCACTATGTCTTTTTACCCTACTCCATGACTTCATACTTTTGAGTAACAAACAATCAAAAGTATGACAAATTTATCCAATCTGTTTGAGTGGCTGAAGATTAGTAACCGCCCAAAACACCTCAAAGCAGGTATCATTATTTTTATCATCTGGATTGGCTCAGTCCTTCTTCTTACCACCATGACTATCCTACAAGCTGCATTGACCGGTACAATATGCGTATTTGTAGCAATGTGTGCTGTAGAATATATTCAAAAAAGCATTGGTGGGAAATGGGACTGGCTGGACATTTTGGCCGGAATACTCCTTCCTATAATTGTAGTTTTGATTATTTACCTATATGGAGTTTTTAAATGATATCGTCAATACAATCAGTAGTATCCTTTCTTCAATCTTCCTCCCGCTAATAGGAGTATTCATGTTTCACGACGCACGGCGTAGAAAAGAGGAAGCAACAGCTCGAAAGGAAGAAGCAATTGCTCGTAAAGCCGAAACGGACAACATTACCAGTTATGCTGCAGAATGGAAAGAACTTTATGAAAAAAAAGAAGCTAAAGTACAAGAGCAGGACAAAAAGATAGACCAGCTTTATGCGGAAAAGAATGAAGACCGCCTACGAATTCGCGAGCTCATGGAGAAAAATACAACATTGGAATTAGAGAATCAAAAGCTGATTGTAAAACGGTGTGACGTAAGAGGATGCGGTAAAAGACAACCGCCCAATGATTATTAACTATAAAAGCAAGTTTTTTATGACAACACAACCACGAGGCCTGCGCAACAACAATCCAGGCAACATCCGCAACTCAGATGCGACAGACTGGCAGGGAGAGATTCCTGCATCTAAGAAACAAGACAAGGCCTTCGAAGAATTCGAAGACATGGCCCATGGTTACCGGGCATTAATCAAGCTGCTGCAGAACTACCGTCAGAAATACGGATGCCAGACAATTGCCGACTTCATCAGCCGATGGGCACCCAGAACCGAGAACAACACATCAGGCTACATTTCACGCGTATGCCAGGAGATGCAGGTACCTACAACCTACGTCCCGAACGTGGAGGACAAAACGACCATGTGTGCCTTTGCAGCTGCCATTTCTCAGGTAGAGAATGGAGTTCCGGCTGTAATGGCAGATGTAGAAAAAGGATGGGCATTGTTATGAAAGCTTTAATCATACTTTTTTTCTTCTTTGTGTGTGGTTCGGTGTTTCTCGGGTGTAAATCCGGACAGCACCTTACTTCAGACAGTCACACACAAATCATCGTACATGACAAACTGGTGCCGGTATTCCGCCCGGCTGATTCTGCATCCATCCGGGCCTTGTTGGAATGCGACTCGAACGGCCGCGTCGTCCTTTCCTGGTTGGACATGGCACAGTCCGAAAACGCACGTCTACGGTTCAAACTGGATTCCATGGGCAACCTGATGACAGAGTTCAAGGTACCTTCAGATACGGTATTCATTCCAGGAAAAGACAGTACAATCATTCAAAAATCAGTGCAGACGATAGAAGTAGAAAGGAGGCTTACCCCATGGCAGAAGTTCTGCATGGTATTCACCATCGTAGTGCTTATTCTCTTTGTGCTGTTTGCAGTATACAAAATTCGTGTAATCTTAAACAAGAAATAATATGGCTATAGACCAGGTAGCAACCGTCGAAGTCCGCGTAAACGGTGAAGAAGCAAAGCAGGAACTCAAGAATCTGGAAACGATTGCGTCCGGATTAAAAAAGGAACTGGCAGATGCTTACCAAGCCGGTGATACATCTAAAATCAAGCAGGTCACTTCCGAGCTTCGGAAAACGGAAGCTCAGATTAAGATGCTGAAGAAAGATACCACGGCGCTTACCGAGGTAATGAATAACCTCGACAAAGCCACGCCTAAAGAACTTCGTGCTACCCTGACAGCCATCAACCGGCAGCTGAACAGCGGGCATATTAAGCGAGGTTCTGCCGAGTGGAAATACTACCAGCAGCAGGCTAAACTGGTGACGGCCGAACTTCAGAAGATAAAGACTGAAGTACAGGAGACAGAAGGATGGTTGTCCCGCTTCAACAACGGTTTTGCTAAATGGGGTGGCCTGTTGGCGACGGGTGCAGCCACCATCACGGGCGTGTCTATGGCCCTGAATACCCTTCGCAACAACCGCGACTCCAAGGAATCCTCCCAGGCAGAGTTGAAGGCCTTGACCGGCCTGGATGATGAATCTATCCAGTGGCTTACAAAACAGGCCGAGCAACTGTCCACTACCATGGACGAGTCCGGCTTGCGCATCCGTCAGTCATCCGACGAAATTCTTCAGGCATACATGCTCATCGGTTCCAAGAAACCGGAGCTTCTGAAAGACAAGGAAGCCCTGAACGCCGTCACTATCGAAGCCATGAGACTGGCAGCAGCGGCCAAAATCGACCTGAAGGATGCCGTAACGGCCACCACCGTATCTCTTAACATGTACGGAGAATCAGCCGACCAGGCAGCCCGCTATGTGAATGTGCTGGCCGCCGGATCCAAAGAAGGTGCAGCCGATGTTTCCGCTCAGGCTGCATCCATCAAGAATGCGGGTGTAGCCGCCTCCGGTGCTGGGGTGAGCATCGAGCAGCTGCAGGGTACCATCCAGATGCTGGCAGAAAAAGGACTGGAGGCAGAACCGGCCGGTACCGCACTCCGTAAGTTCTTCCTGGTACTGCAGACCGGACCAGATGAAACCAACCCGAAGGTAGTGGGCTTGCAGACCGCACTCGAGAACCTGAACAAAAAATCTCTGACAGCAGCACAAATCCAAACCATGTTCGGCGAGGAAGCCTATTCTGCCGCCACTATCCTGATAGACAATGCGGATAAAGTACGCCAATACACCGAAGCTGTCACGGATACGAACATCGCCATGGAACAGGCAGCCATCAACTCCGACACCAACGAGGCTAAAATGGCACAATATCGCAACAGCATCAAGGAGGCCGGCATCGAACTGATGGAGCGGCTTAACCCGTCGTTGTCACTGCTTACCGGCTGGACGACAAAAATCATCGTGGCCCTCCCTACCCTGATAGACTGGTGCATAAAATATAAGGCGGTACTGATAGCCTCCGGATCCGCACTGGCCGCATATAATATTGCGGTCAATGCAGCCACCATCTACACAAAAGCGTATAACCTGATAGTCAAGGTCGCAACCGTATCGACGAATGGCTTCAATAAAGTACTGAAGCTAAATCCGGCCGGACTGGTTCTTGCCGGACTAACCGCCCTTGTGACATATATATCCACCAAACTCATCCCCAATACAGACGCAGCTACAGAAGCACAGCGAAAGTACAACGAAGAATTACAGCGTACTCAGGATGAGCTGGAGAAGTATAAAAGCATTGAGGATAGGTACAAAAATATCGATGCCCTGAATGGCCGTCAGCGTCAGCAACTAAAATCGGATGCAGAGTCCGAACTGGCCATCATCGAAGATAAGTTATCAAAAGAAGTGATAGCTTACCGCAAGTATTATGATGAACAAAAGAAAATTATTGAAGCCCGTACCGATGTAGACGAATCACAGCGTAAAGCCTTGCTTCACTCTCTAGACAATCAGGTAGAAGAAAAAGCTGAGTCCTTGCTGGAACTGGACAGACGGCAAAAGGAGCTGAAGAAAATAATCAGCTCCATACCAGAGGATAAAAATACAAATATCACCACAACCATCACAACCAACGAAAAGACAGTCAAAACAAACAAAGAAAATCCCCAGGTAACAGCAGAAAACAAACGTTATTACGATGAACTGGCCGATTTAAAACGTACCTATCTGGCCAGCGACGAGATGACACAGCAGGAATACACCCGTTTCATGGAAGACCTGGAGATGCGTCACCTCGAGAACATGATGGCCATTGCCGGACTGGAGCCGGAGAAACGCCAGCAGATTGAACAGAAAATTCTCGAAGCACAAATCAAATTTAAAGAACAATGTGCTCAGCTAGACGAACAAGAAGCACAACAGAAATCTGAAGAAGCCTTTACCCGGATGGAAAAGCAATATCAAATGGAAGTCCAGGATGCAACACAGCGACATTATACAGGCCTGTCATCCGAACAGGAATATCGGCAACAGTTGCTTGATATTCAAAATTCGTATTATGACCAAGTGCTTTCCTCTACAGAAATATCTGAAGAACTTAAAAACCAAATAAAAGACCAAAAAGAAAAACAGAGTCTAAAACAAACCCAACAAAACTACGATGAATATAAAGCCAAAGTCAAACAACAAGTTTCATTTGCTCAAGATATTGGAAAGCAGTTTGGTGAAACATTCGCTGAAATGTTAACTGACTCCGAAACCTCTTTAGGTGATTTTCTGAAAGCAACAGTTGTTTTAATTCTTGACACACTAGAAAAAACGATGATGGTATACATTGCTGAATCCACTATGTCATCTATAGCAAAAAACGGACTTTTAGTAGGACTTGCAACAGCAGCAGCTAAAACAGCTTTGATTACTGCGGCCTTCGAAACTGCCAAAGCTGCAATAAATGGCTTTGAAGAAGGAGGCTACACCGGATCCGGAAGACATGACGAACCCAAAGGAATAGTCCATGCTGGAGAATTCGTGGCCAACCGTTACGCCGTCCAGAATCCAGCCATCCGTCCGGTTCTTGACCTGATAGACCAGGCACAGCGAAACAATACCATCGGCAGCCTGACTGCAAAAGACGTATCAGCCGTATTATCACCTACAAATAGGATGACAACAAACAACTACTATCAGACTGCCGAATCATCCAGTCAGGAATCAACGGCAGTCATGCTGCAAAATATGAAATGCATGGAGAAACTTCTCAATAGATTAAACGAGCCGATATTTACCTATACAAAAGCGACTGGTAAAATGGGCGTGAATGAAGCGCAACAGTTAGTAGAAAAAATGAAGAAAAACGTTACACGAACAATAAAGTCATGACACAGCTGTTTATCGATTCTAAAGAAGTGAAGTTACCGAGTGAATTTGAACTCGAACTTGTCACAGAAAATCCATACTTTACCAGAGTTGGCTCGTATACCTATGATATTGAAATAGACTTACGAGACCCTGCCAATCGTGAGATATACAAAAATATCAACCGATTAGATGTAACCACCCGCATAAAAAACCGCAAGGCTATGCTGATTGTGAACGGACTATGTGCGATTAATGGTATTGAGGTAATCCTTTCAATAGAATCCTATACAGCGAAGATTCAGATTATAGCCGGCAACTCACAGTTGAATTATGAAGGTGGCGATAGCAGCATAAGGACAGTCGCCTTTGATGAAGTGTCTATTTTACCCAGCGAGGCTATTAATACACTCTTCGGAACTTATCCTGAACACAAGGCCGTATATACGCCAATCATCAGTTATATAGACGATGACGGGAATACCAATGTGCTAAATACAGTGGAAGTAGGTGCAGATATTACGTTCACACGAGCAAACAATATCGCTCCACAGTATTACCTGCTGTACTACATTGAAAACTTATTACAAAAACTGGGATTCATAAAAGGATATAATGAGCTGGAGCAAAACGACACCTGGTGCCGTATATTCGTAACAAATCCTTATAAAGAAAATAAACCAGGCGACTTGCTTCCGGACTGGACAATCAACGAATTCATCGAACAGATAGAAGTATTCTTCAAATGTATTGTATCCATTGACCCGATAAATGGCGTATACAATATAGTAAACATGGACCGGTACTTTGACAATGCAGGTATCATCTTTATCAATGAGGTGATAGAGGATGAACTGGAGAAAGTATATGACACCGATACGAGTTATTCGTATGCGTATGACAACGTAGCTTACAATCTTCCGAGTGAAGACTATTACAACTACCTCAAACTAAAAGATGGCATACGCGAGGTTTGCATAATAGAACAGAAAGATTCGTACAGAGACTTCAAAACTAACTACGACCAATACTTCTCCGGACCTTACCTGCTGACATCAACCGAATACAACCTGGAATATGTTGTTTCAGAATATACTGTCAACGATGAAAGCGTAAAAGGATTAAAAATCGTAGACAGGCTGAGGGATGCAGGAGATACGACAAGCCAAAATAAAACTTCTTTCGACATCATACCGGCACAAGTAGATGCCATCTCGATATACAGCAAGACAATCAGTAATTATTTGATAGGGCCTGCTGTAAAAAAAGTCCGTTCTGAAACGGAAAGCCAGGCTATCAATGACCTTATCAATGGTAACGCAGATGTAAAAGGTGACATCCCCGATAAATTATATATCAGCATATATTACGGAGTCTGTGTAGCGCTTAACAAGGGTACAGGAGAGCACGAAGAAGCGTACTGGGACAAAATGCCTATGTCATGCCATGATAATTATTTCATAAATAAACCTACTACCATGACCGGTTCACAATCCATACTGGAGTTACCATCATATTCATTAATATTAGATGGTGATAATGGGTTGTTCAACCAGGTGTACAAGAGTAAAAAATCCATTGATACAACCTTGGAATATCATTTCAAATTCATTGCAGACAGAATTTATGAGCTGAATAAGATTTTTCTTATTCGGAACAAAAAATATTATTGCAAAGAGATACATTATAAAATATCATCAAAAGGCATTGATAAAATAGCTGAGGGGATATTTTATTTTATTGAATAATTGCTTTCTATACAACGAAGTGATTTAAACTTTTCTTTTCCTTGCACATTTTCTCAATAGCATAACGGAAAAAGCGATGTAGTTCCATGATTCCCAG